ATGCGATACGGCTAAAAAAAAAGAATCTCAAAAAATTATGGAAAATAAATAAAATAACAGTTGACAAGTTCTTGTATAACAGGTACATAGTATATATATGTTTTTTACAACACTATTAATTACTTGTTTAGTTTTGGGCAAAACAGCCTTACTCGGCGTGTTGTTATCACACGATGAAGAAAAGCGCATCAAAAGTTTATATAACATACGTTCTTAATTAAGTCTTAGGTCATATAGTTAAATAAAGGGGGCATGGTGAAGATACAATGGAGCAATAATAATAAGTCATTAACACTTACGGCAAGCGATAATTACGACAGGTTATTTTTAAGCATTATAGATAAACAGGTTTGTGACCGTGGCGTATATGTGGCCTCCGTTGAAAGCAGACTTAAAGACGCACAAAGTAAGATGCACGAAACATGTGATGAACTAGCAAGATTAAAAGAGGCAAGAACTTTAATAAGCCGGATACGGAAGTTTTTTAGTATGGAAATAGGTATCCAGTAACAATTTAGAATTACAATAATTATAGGCGAGCCGTGCAGGGCTGCACCCCCTGAACGTACTCGCCTTTTTTATTGTCATTGAAACCTATTTGACACCTATATGCAAGAATTAGATACTGGCTTGATTGCCAAGGCATTTGAATCATTAAAAATGGATAACTGGAAACACAGAAGCAAAAATATGAAGTGTTTGACTTGTATGTTCTTCGTAGTCAAAGAAGTTGATTTGGCCAAGGATGTAAACCTTGGCAGATGCAGAAGGCACGCACCAGCTATGTCGGGTTTCCCGGCGGTGTTTACTACCGATTGGTGTGGAGACCATAAAATAGATGAAAACAAGTTATGAAACCAGAACTGATAAGGCGTGGCTGGGATATAGCCCAAAAACTGTCAATACTAGGACTTGTTGTGATGATTGGTTTCTATGTCGATACCAAGATTGAAGTTAGTAATATCACCGATAACAAAGAAGATATTCAGGCTTTAAGAATAGATCACAAGCACGACTTGTTGGTGCAAACAAAAACGCACGAAGACGATATCAACGATTTAAAACTGGATTATAAACACAAGATTATTATATTGACGAATACGCACGAAGCCGACAAAACTGTTTTACACGGAAGACTTACAAGATATAAAAACAAATTAGACAGTGCGCTTATATCTATAGAAAACTTAAAAACAACTTTAAAGTTTTTAGAGAAAGAACACCCGTAATGGAAGCAACACAAGCAGTTGTAAACGATGTACTTGGAATAACCGAAGAAGATATGGATATAAAGCGTAAAGCGACAAGAACCCGCTTAGCGACTGATTATTTGTATTATGCTCCACGCTGCCATAAAATAACCAACAAGGCTGGGCAACTGGTGCCATTTGACTTGAATGAGTCGCAAGTCTACGTCCATGGTCTCTTGCAAGCAGAGTTGGAACGTAAAGGGTATGTCAGGGCTATCATGCTTAAATGTAGACAGTGGGGCGGCTCTACCTTTGTAGAATCGTGGTATTACCACAAGATTAGTTATCGCAAAGGTAAGCGTGCCGTGATTATGACAGAAGCGGATTTGAGCCGGGATAACTTATTTGCCATGGTAAAGACATTCCATGAAAACGCACCGAAGGCGGTAAGGCCTCAAACATTGAGAAGCAACGAAAAAGCCTTGATATTCGACACGCCTAAAGACAGCCCGGTACAGGGTTTGAAAAGCAGATACGATGTTAAAACCTGTGAGTCCAAAGGTGGGTTGGGTATTACAACGCATTTCATCCATTTATCCGAATACGCCTTCTTTAAAGACAGTGCCCTTAATACAGTGGCCGGACTTCTGGAAAGCGTTCCTTCCGAGTATCCGGCAATCCTTGGCACTCAGGTAATAATGGAGTCCACGGCAAATGGAGTCGGCGGCATCTTTTACAACACATGGAAAGATTCGGAAAAGCAAGAAGCAGAGGATAAAGACCCTGATTATCTCAGGATATTTATTCCTTGGTTCTACCACAGTGCTTATAAGAAAAACATTACCAAGGCAGACAGACAGGAAATACAAAGGACTTTAGATGAAGATGAGAAATGGCTACTTAAACAGGAGCTTCCAAGCGGCGCAATGGTTTCGTATGAACAACTGGCGTGGAGACGGTGGAAAATATCTACGATGTCTGCACCAATGGGATATACGAAAGAAGAATTTTTCCGCCAGTGGTATCCAGCTACCGCAGATGAAGCGTTTATTTATTCCGGCAAACAAGTGTTTCCAGTTACAAACCTTAGACTGGCCAAGGAAGATGTTTTCGAGCCTCAGTACGTTGGTGATTTCAACATGCACAACGGTAGGTTTGAAGCTGATAGAAAAGGCATGGTCAAGATATGGGAAAAGCCTAAACCCGGTGAGAAGTATGTAATTGGAGCCGATGTCGCGGAGGGATTAATACAAGGTGATTTTTCATGCTGTGATGTTCTCAAAATGCCCTATGGTGAACAAGTAGCGCAAATACACGGTAAGATTGACCCGGATACATTCGGTGAGATATTAAATTTTCTCGGAAAATATTACAACAACGCCTTAATGGGAGTGGAGGCAAACAACCACGGGCACTCAACTCTAAACACTCTTAAGAAATTGAATTATGCCAATATTTACCAGCGAGAAAAACTTGATAGCATCGGAGACGGTAAGAAAACAAAACAAGCTGGATGGCTTACAACGAAAAAAACTAAATATAAAATTATAAACGGTTTAAGAGCTGCCCTCAGAGATGGCGAGTGTGGCGTAAACTGTGCGGAAACCATTAAGGAAATGGGAGAGTTTACCATACACGAGGGAGACGAAGGAACTTGTACTTACGGCGCAAAGCTGGGATGTTTTGATGACCGGGTTATGAGCATGTCCATTGCTCTTGAAATGTTATATACCATGCCTAAAATGAGAGATCAAAGAGATGAACTAATAGCAAAGAAAAGGAAAGCCGCCGGATGGAAGCCTAATTTTGAATCCGAAGAATCAGTTATAGCAAGGAGCCACGCTAATGCCGGAAATTAAAGAAAGAGATAAAGTCAAGGTGCCGCAAGTTAAAATCAATGACGAGTCGGAAATATACGCCTTGGGTTCACGACTGTATAAGCGTTTTGAGTATTGGCGAGACCGCAAGAGGAAGATAGAAGAACAGTGGTTGAAAAACTTAAGGGCTTATAACTCCGTATATGACGCAGAGGTAAGGGCAGGGTTTGACCCTAACGGTAGTCAGCAATACATAGGTATTACCCGTATGAAAACCACGGCTGCTTATGCCAGACTTGTCGATATCTTCTTTCCTGCAAACGGCCATAAGTTTTGGGATATCAAGCCTACTCCGTTTCCAACACTGAACAAGGATATATGGGAAAAAGAAGACTTTGTAGACGAAGAAACCGGGGTGCCGCTTACCGAAGAAGAAGTGCTTACAGAAACAACCAGTAGGATGTCGGAAAGAATACACGACCAGTTAGTTGAAAACGATGCCGATACCCTTATAAGGTCTGCTATTAAAGACGCTTGTACTTTTGGCTCCGGCGTTATCAAGGCAGGAATGGTAAGGGTAGAGCGTAAGAAGAATTGGGTAAAAGGCCTTGGTGAATGGGAGATAGTACAGGAAGACCATATCGTGCCCGGAATGGCTCAGCCGTCACCGTTTGATGTTTACTTCGATGTGAACGCATCCAGCGCAGACAAATCAATAGGCACTTACGAAAGGCATGTTTTAAACAAAGAAGAAGCAAGAGGCCTTAAGGAGTCCGCAGGGTTCAGAGATGAAGTCATAGACGAGCTTATAGAAGATTATCCAAACGGCAACCATAACAGGTATCACCACGAAATAGAACGTCAGAGCCTTGGAAATATCCAGCACTTTGACAGTAGCGGTTATTACGAAATCCTTGAATATTGGGGATATGTAGACGGGCAAGACCTTAGAGACGCAGGAATGGACGTTGACGAGGAACAATTAAAGCAGGGCTATATGGCCAATATCTGGATAAGTGGTCATAAAGTTATAAAAATACTCATAGACGACAGTATTAACAAAGGCAAGAAGTATTACGTATTCCCCTATGAGCAGATCAGTAACCAGCTATGGGGTGTAGGGGTGCC